CTACTATTGCTGGTACGTTTCAAAATACACTAACTACTGCTGCTGACTTGAATGAAACTTCATTAGAACAGTCGCTGATTGACATCGCGAACTTTACTGATGAACGTGGATTAAAAGTTGCTGCTCAAGGAATGAAATTAATCATCCCTGTGCAACTGCAGTTCACTGCTGACAGATTAATGAAATCTGCTGGTAGAGTTGGAACTTCTGATAACGATATTAACGCAATTAGAAACATGGGAATGATTTCTGGTGGATACACTGTAAATCACTTCTTAACTGATTCTGATGCGTTCTTTATCAAAACAGATGTACCAAATGGTATGAAGTACTTTGAAAGATCTCCTATCAGAACATCAATGGAAGGAGACTTCGACACTGGTAACGTAAGATACAAAGCGAGAGAAAGATACAGCTTCGGTTGGTCAGATCCGCGTGGAATTTACGGCTCACCAGGAGCGTAAGGACTTTTATTTACAGGGCGGGCTTGACTCGCCCTGTAAAACATTATAAAGACATCTGTGAGAAGATGACCTACCTAATAAAAGTATTTATAAACGGCATTAAAATCCAATTTTCATTGGAATCTGAACCCATAAATTCAACAGAATTTTTACATCAGAAAGTACTTGACTTTCTGGGAAAAATGAGTAAAGAACAATTAGAAAAATTAATTAGTCGTAATCAGATTAGTAATTTTTCTTATATAACCTATGAGGAGGTTGAGCGTGACATCATTGTCCCAATCACTTCTGGCCAAGAAAATAAACTTGGAGTCACAGTGGAACAAGTTATTTCTTGAACAGGGTAGATTAACTACTGATATGCAGTGGTTAGAAGTTGAACTAAAAGAAGTTAAAAGACAAATGGTTCAACAGGATCTTGAGTTAGCTAAACAACAAAATAATGTTGTTTTAAGCGAAGAAGAAGATCCAGCATTTATAGCTAGCTAAACTAGCTATATATTTGGAAATAAAAGTGTGAAAAATCTAAGCCACCCCTTGCTCTTTTTAAAAAATTAAGCTATATTTCAATTACTATACATTAACATCTGATGTAGACGCGTATAGTCGACATGCCTAATGACTACATTGGATTAATAGGAGGATAAACACATGGCAAATAGAAGTACATTTCAAGGATATGTAAGAACTTACGGAGGACAAGATAAAAGTTCTGGAGTAGATCCAGGAGTTTTAATTGCATCTACAGTTATTACTTTCTTATCATCAACAGCAACAGCAACTGCAGTATCAGTTGGAGCAACAGTAAATGCTAACGCTCCATTTGTATTACCACAAGGAGCTATACCACTTAACTTTGCGGTATTGTCTACTTCAGCTGGCGGAGCTACTACAACTATTAATTTAGGAACAGCAGCTAACTCAACTGGTTTTGCACAGAATTTAGTTTCTGGAGCAAAAGGTGTTAACGCACTTACGGGAACTTTAGTAGTAGGAACTGGTATTACAGCTAATTCTACAGTTGTAGCAAGTGTTGGATCTACAGCAGGTACAGGAAACGTTACAGGTGTATTCACATATACATTTGCTGATGGAACTGGACAACCTGGTGAAGTATCAGGCACAAACGGTCTGTAATTAAAAATTCTTTTCTAGGAGCTCTCCGGGGTTCCTAGAAAATACAAATAGAGGTTTTTGAATGCCAAATTATAAAGGTGACGTCAAACCAGTCACATTAACAGCTAACGGTGTTTTCTTTACGGGTAGAACTCGTTTAAGAGGAATCATGGCTCAACCAACAGTTCCTGGTTCAACAGGTGTTGCATCTATTAATACAGTTATTTCTGGAGCAACAACTTCAGGATCAAGTACTAGTGGATATTATATTCCAGTTATTGTTGGAGCTAGCGGAACTGAAACTATATATTTACCAGAAGATGGTGTACTTTACGAAGATGGTATTGGTGCAACTTCAATGTCTGGAATGACTCTGACTGTATTTATAGACAAGTAGAGGTAAAATGACAACATCCGGAACTACTTCATTCAATCTGGATATCGAAGAGCTTATTCAAGAAGCTTATGAACGTATCGGTATTGATGGAAGCAGAAGTGGATATCAATTAAGATCAGCAAGAAGATCCATAAATTTATTATTATCTGAATGGGATAATAGAGGTGTACATTTATGGAAAGTTCAAAAGGCAACTGTTAATTTAGTATTAGGTCAAGCTGAATATAATTATGCAGCGGATCCTACTAACTTCCCTAATAATATTAATGATGTTTTAGAAGCTTATGTTAGAAATAATACTGTAACAACAGCTCCTGTAGACATATCACTTACTAAAATAGATAGATCTGCTTATGCAGCTTTACCAAATAAATTATCACAAGGAACACCTTCTCAATATTATGTACAAAGAACTGTTAATCCAAGTATCTTTTTATATCAAACGGCTGGTTCAAATTATTCTAATGCTTCTAATCCAAGCAATTTTCAATTAATATTTTATTTCTTAGCTAGAATTGATGATGCAGGAACTTATACAAATACACCTGATGTTGTATTTAGATTTTTACCAGCATTAACTTCTGGTCTTGCTTATTATTTATCAGTTAAACACGCTCCAGAAAAAATTGAACAATTAAGAATGTTGTATGAAGATGATTTACAAAGAGCTTTAACAGAAGATAGTCAAAGAACATCTTTATATATTTCACCAAAATCATATTTTGGGGAGGGAATGTAAATGACAACATTTTCAACCGGTAAACGATCTTGGGCAATATCAGATAGATCAGGACAAAGATTTCTATATCAAGAAATGGTGCAAGAGTGGAATGGATCCTTTGTTCATTATACTGAATATGAACCAAAGCATCCTCAATTAGAACCTAAAGTACCTGGAAATGACCCACAAGGTTTACAGAATGCAAGACCTGATAGAGTAGAACCTGCTGTATTAGTAGAACTTGCTTTTAATCCTTTTTATTCAACTGCAGGAAGTTCAACAATATTAATTAATGATCCAGGTCATGGAAATAAAATTGGAACTTCAATTGTTATAACAGGTGCGTTAGCAGGAAATGGTTTTTCAATTGCAACTTTAACAACTACAGTTGGTTATACACTAACATCTGTTAGTTCAGATACTTATAGTATTAATTTACCAAACGTTGCAAATGCTACAGGATTCTTTGGTGGTGGAGAAGTAAGCATAGGTCCATCTGCAGTAGAACTTGATAATAATCCTTTTGTAATAACTACAGGAAGCTCAACAATTAGAGTGAATGAATATAATCATGGACGAGCTACTGGAAATACAGTTGTATTTGCAAATGTAAATGCTTTAAATAATTTTAATACTGCATCTGGATTTACAGTTGATGTATTAACAACAAGTGTTGGATATAATATAACAGTACTTAACGCAAATAATTATATCTTTAATGCCTATTCAGGAACTGCTATACTGACTGGTGTTATTGGTGGACCTAATGTAACAGCACAAACGATATGAATTACGGAGAATTAAGAGATCAGATTAGAAATTATTCAGAGTTGTCTGATAATATGTTATCAGATTCAACAGTTGCTATTATTGTACAAAATACAGAAAACAGAATTTATAGAGAAATTAATATAGATGCATTTAGACTATATGCATCTGCTATTACTCTTACAGGAACTTCAACAATATCAGTACCTTCAGGATTACGTAATATTAGATATGTAGAAATGATTAATGGAAGTGGCGAAGTTGTTAATTTATTACAAAAAGATAGTTCTTGGTTAGCTGAATATAACTATCAACCAGCTAATTCTAGTAACTATGGAGAACCTAAATATTGGGCAAACTGGAATGCTACGACTTGGTTTGTAGCTCCTACGCCAGACAATAATTATGCAATTAATATTGCATATTATCAACAACCTGCTACTATTACATCTAGTACAACAAGTACGAGCTATATTTCTACATATGCTCAGGATTTACTTTTGTATGGAAGTTTGGTAGAAACATATAAATATATCAAAGGACCTGATAATATGATACAGGTTTTTGAACAGTCTTATCAACAAGCGAGAGAATCTTTCGGTGTTGAACAAACAGGTAGAAGAAGAAGAGACGAATATGTTGATGGAGAACCACGAGTTGTTGTGGATGCTCCACCACCAGGAAAATAACAAGGAGTTAATATGGCAAATATAGTACCAGATAGTTTTAAACAAGAACTGTTCTTAGCAACACACAATTTTAACACAACAAGTGGTAATACTTTTAAATTAGCACTTTACACAACTGTAAGTGGTTTCTCTACAGGAACTACAAATTACATTACAACTAATGAAGCAAGTGGTACTGGATATTCTGCAGGTGGAACTACACTTGTTAACTCTACAGTAACCGTTGCTCAAAATATTTCTTTTGTTAGTTTTAATAATGCAACTTTTTCTACTGCAACATTAACAGCTTCTTGCTGTTTAATTTATAACAGCACACAGTCTAATAAAGCTGTTGTTGTTTTAGATTTTGGTGGAAGCAAAACTTCAACTAACGGCGACTTTACTATTCAGTTCCCTACCGCTAATTCTACTAGCGCAGTTTTAAGGATCTCTTAGTAGATCCGCCATAAAAAATTATGGCTAATAATTCTTGGGGCATATACACTTGGGGTGCAGGTTCTTGGGGAGAACAATCCGTTGATGTAACTATTCCTATTGGTCCAACAGGATGGGGAAGAAGTACTTTTGGTTCAGGAGCATGGAATCAAGATTATCCTGGCGCAGAAGTTTCTACACAAACTGGAACAGCCGTTGTAAATGCAAATGTTAATGTAGTTTTATCTTCTGCAGAACTTGGAATATCTACTGGCACTGTTCAAGTTATTGGAAAAACAAATGTTACAATAACTGGAAATCAACTTACACTTACAATTAATAATGCAACTATAATTGCTACAGCAAATATAACTGCAACAGCTAATCCATTAGAATTATTAATTCAAAATCCAAGTATAAAAGCTAATTCATTTACAGAATCAGTTGTTGGAAATGAACTAGCTACACAAACTGGAACTCTTAACTTTAAAATAGATCAAAGAATTTCAGTTACTGGATCTTCTGTTCAAATTGCAACAGGTACTGTTACAATTGCTTTACCTACTTTAATTGATGTTACAGGAAGTAGTGTTGTTACAGCTGCAAACGCTCCTACCATTACTGGTAAAGGTAATGTTTCTTTAACGGGATCTGAATTATCAACATTAACAAATGGACCAGAAATAAATGCTGGTGTTTATGTTACAACAACAGGATCAAGTGTAGTTATTTCAACTGGGGATGTTACAGCAACAGCAGGTACTTATGTTGTAATAAGCGGAAATGAAGTAAATATAGGAGTAGGTACTGTAAGTATAAGCACTCAAAATATACTAAATGTATCAGGAAATTTATTGACTTTATTAACAGGAAATCCTAAAGTGTTCTCTTGGGAACCTATAAACCCATCAACAGGTCAATCTTGGTCTGCAATAGATCCTACTACAGGACAAACTTGGAGCACTATAAATGCTACAACTGGTCAAACATGGGTACAATTACCATGATGACAAAACCTTAAAAAAGTGATAAGGAGACTATAATATGGCAAGTACATTTAGTAATTTAGGATTAAACTTACAAGCAACTGGCGAAAACTCAGGAACATGGGGAGCCATTACAAACGTAAACCTACAAGAAATTGATAATGCTATTTCTGGTGTTTTCACTTTAACTATAACTGGTTCTACAACTTTAGCTTTTACAACAAATTCATCATCTACAACATTCACTGATGAATCAGGAAGAAATAAAACAATTATTCTTAATGGTGCTTTATCTGCAACAACAGTTACAATTACAGTTCCTAATATTGAAAAAGATTATGTTATTATAAATAATTCAGGAGCAACTGCTACTATTTCATCTGGTGGTTCTACAACTGTATCTATTGGAACAGGTTCTAAAAACTATGTTATCGTAGATCCAAATACAACTTCAGTTATATCTGCTGTACCAGCAGGTGCGCCAGGGGGAACAACAAATTCTGTTCAATATAATAGTTCAGGATCTTTTGCAGGATCAACTAATTTTACATTCAATGGAACGACTGTTGCTATGCAAACTGTAACAGTTTTAAATTTAACTTCAACTACTGAAAGTGTAACAAATTTAACAGCTGTAAATTCTACAGTAACTAATGCAGTATTTTCAAGCACAGCTAATTTTTTAACAAGATCTGAATTAAGATTTCAAGATGCAGCAGGAGGTGAATATATAGGTTTAAGGTCTTCAACAACTGTTGCAACATCATTTACATTAAACTTACCAACAACATCAGGTTCAGCAAACCAAGTTATTCAAACCGATGGTTCAGGTAATTTATCTTTTGCAACAGTATCTGGTGGGGCTCAATGGCAAGCAGTTACAAGTTCAACAACTTTCACTGCAACAGTTAAATATGGATATTTTGTAAATACATCTAGTAATGCTATTACTTGTACATTACCAGCATCACCAACAATTGGTGACTTTATATCTTTCATTGACTATGCAGGAACGTTTGACACTAATAATTTCACAGTAGCTAGAAATGGTAACCCAATCCAAGGTTCGGCAACAGACTTAACGGTGGCAACAGAAAGAGCAGGATTTACACTTGTATACGTGGATTCAACACAAGGTTGGCTGTTACAGAATAATTAACGGAGGTTTGAAATGACAACCTTTAAAGAAATACGAGGAACTGACATCCTAGCGTTGTCTTCCGATCCATCTAATCCAGAAGTAGGTCAAATTTGGTATAATAGTTCTAGTGGAACGTTGAAAGGATATAGAACTGTAAATGCTTGGTCATCTGGTGGAAATATGAATAGTGCCAGATATACTTTAGCTGGTGCAGGAATTCAAACTGCTGCTTTAGGTTTTGGTGGATATATAGGTGGAAGTGGTTATATTGGAAATAGTGAATCTTATAATGGCACGAGTTGGACAGCTACTCCAGCTTTAAATACAGGTAGGGGTTATTTAGGTGGTTGTGGAACTCAAACTGCTGCACTTGCGTTTGGAGGAAATCCATCAGGTGCTGTTATTTCTGCAACAGAAAAATTTAATGGAACATCATGGACATCTAATCCAACAGGATTAAATACAGCTAGAAGAAAACTTGGTGCAGCAGGTACACAAACAGCTGGTTTAGCTTTTGGTGGAGATAATGCAAGTTCTGTTCTTTCTAATAGTGAATCTTTTAATGGTACAAGTTGGACAGCAGGTAATACTTTAGGAACAGCAAGATCTGCATTAACTGGTGCAGGAACACAAACAGCAGCTTTAGCTATCGGTGGTTCAGGACTACCAGCAGGACCTTCAAAAACAACAGCAGTAGAATCATATAATGGAACATCATGGACATCAGGAACTGCTTTACCAACAGCAACAAATTCTTTAGCTTCTTCAGGTATTCAAACAGCTGCTTTAGCTTTTGGTGGATATACTGGAACTCCAGGAAACACAGTTGGAACAACTTATTCATTTAATGGAACATCATGGACATCAGTAACATCACTTACCACAGGTAGAGCTTGGCTTGCATCTGGAAATGCTTCCCCTAATTCAGTATCATTAGCTTTTGCAGGAAGTCCTCCAGGACAAACAAATGCAACAGAAGAATGGACTGGTGTAGCAACTCAAACACTAACGGTATCATAATGACAACATATAAAGAACTCTTTGGTAAATACGTACAGAACTTGTCATCGGACCCAACATCCACGGACGCCGAAGGACAAATCTGGTATAATACAACTAGTGGAACGTTTAAGACGGCTTTGGGAAGTTATGGTGTTTGGGCATCAGGTGGTAATTTAAATACGGCAGTAAGAAGTCTAGCAGGAGCAGGAACTCAAACAGCTACTTTGTCTTTTGGTGGAGATTTAGCAGGAACAGTTACAGGTGCAACAGAAAAATATAATGGTACATCTTGGACAACAAGTGGAACTATGGGAACTGCAAGACATCAATTAGCTGGATGTGGTACTCAAACAGCAGCTTTAGCTTTTGCTGGTACGGTGCCACCAGGACCAGGAGGATACAAAAATTTAACAGAATCATTTAATGGAACATCTTGGACAGCAGGTGGTACTATGGGAACTGCAAGAATATTACCAGGAGGAGCAGGAACTAATACAGCAGCTTTAGCTTTTGGTGGCGGAGCTGTTCCAGGAATTACAGCAGCAACAGAATCTTATAATGGAACTAGTTGGACAAGTGGAGGAAATATGAATACTGCTAGACAAGCTCCTGGATCGGCAGGAACTCAAACAGCCACTTTAGCTTTTGGTGGTTATATAGCTGCACCTACGGGAGCAACAGAAAAATATAATGGAACAGCTTGGACAAGTAATCCAACAGGATTAAATACTAGCAGAGGTTATTTAGGAGGAGCAGGTACTCAAACAGCTGCTATAGGTTTTGGTGGTTATACAACAGTAAATGTTGCAAACACAGAATCTTACAATGGTACATCTTGGACAGCATCCCCTACTACATTAGCAACTGCAAGACAAAGATTAGGTGGTGCAGGCACTCAAACAGCTGCATTAGGTTTTGGTGGTGCTACACCACCAGCTACAGCAGTTACAGAATCATGGAATATTAGTGTCGTTGTCCCCGTTGCTGGATCCTTCAGCAGTGGTGGGAATTTAAATACTGCTAGACAATTAGGAGGTGGCGCAGGAACTCAAACAGCAGCATTATTTTTTGGTGGTTCTGGTGCTTCAGGATATACAGGTGGAACAGAATCTTATAATGGAACTTCTTGGACAACAACCCCTGCAAGTATGAATGCACCTAGAGGATATATAGCAGGTTGTGGACTTCAAACAGCAGCATTAGGAGCTACAGGATATGGACCTGGTGCAGGAAGTTTTCCAACATCAACAGAAACATACAACGGAACAAGTTGGACTTCAGTAAATTCTGTAACTACAGGAAGAGCAACACCAGGAATATCAGGTGTACAAACTGCAGCTTTAATATTTGGAGGATCTTCTCCTTTTCCAGGAACAAGTGGAGTAAGAAATATTTCAGAATCTTGGAATGGAACAAGTTGGACTTCTGCACCAACAATTAATACTGCAAGATATAGAGGAGGTTCATCAGGAACTCAAACAGCGGCTTTATTTTTTGGTGGAAATATATCATCACCTGGATATACTAATGCTACAGAATCATATAATGGAACTTCTTGGACAACTGTTAATTCCATGCCATTTTCAAATAGATTATTTGCTGGAAATGGAACTATGACACAAACTTCAGCAGTTGCAACAGGAGGAGCTCCAGTAACAGCTGCAACAGCAGTTTGGAATGGAACAAGTTGGACAGCTAATCCTACAACTATAGGAACAAGTAGAGGTGGAGCAGCTGTAGCAGGAGATACTGCTAATACATTATTTTTTGGAGGATATAATGGAGCTGCTTATTCCGCATCAACAGAAGAATTCACTGGCCCATCAACGACTTTAAACTATAAAACATTAACAACAAGTTAGTTTACATTATGGATAAATTGACTTATAATAACTAACCAAGGAGTAAAATATGGCACTTTTTATATACGGTGTAGCATCTAATTACGGTAAAGATTTCTTTACGGCGCAAGATAGACAAAACTTTTATCTGCGAGGTTATCCAGGCGATGTTTGGGTAATTGGCGCAACGGAAAAAGGAGCTCTATGGTTGGCTGAAAGAGGAGTTGAAAAAACTAAAGCCGAAGCACAAGCAATTGTTGACGGTGAAGTTTCTAAAGCTCAAGCAGCGTATGATGCATTACCAGAAGACCAAAAAACAAATTTAAATAGACAAAGACCTACTGCTATAAACTTACCATAAGGAGTTCACTAGATGACTACTTATAATGAAATAGCGGGAAGACGAGTCAATTTCCTATCATCAGATCCAACGTACGTTGATACGAATTCGGAAGGACAAGTTTGGTATAACTCAACCACGGCTACATTAAAGTCATGGCTTCCTACAGGAGCGTGGTCATCAGGAGGAAATTTAAATACAGCAAGAGACGAAGCAGGTTCTGCAGGAACCCAATCAGCAAGTTTAACATTTGCAGGATTCAATACTAGTCCTGCTCGTTATAATTCAACAGAAGCTTATAATGGAATTGCGTGGACAACTTTACCTGCAACAATGGGTACAGCTAGATATGGTTTAGGTGGATTAGGTACTCAAACAGCTGCATTAGGTTTTGGAGGATATGATCTAGGACCTAATTTTCCAACAGTAGGTAAACTAACAGAAAAATATAATGGTACATCTTGGACATCAAGTGGTTCTTTAAATAATGCAAGATATTTACCAGCTGGAGCAGGAACACAAACAGCTGCTTTAGCAATCGGTGGATATAATACACAATCAGCAACGGAATCTTATAATGGCACAAGTTGGACAACACTTCCAGCAACTTTAAATACAGCTAGAGGTAATACACAAGGTTTTGGAACTCAAACAGCAGCCATTGTAGTTGGTGGAACTGTACCAGCAGGAACAACAGCAGCTACAGAATCTTATAATGGTACAAGTTGGACAGCAGTTAATAATTCAAATGTAGGAGTACAAGACGCTGGAACTTCTGGAACTCAAACAGCTGGATTAAAATTTGGTGGATATACACCTCCTACTAATTCGGCATCCACAGAATTATGGAATGGAACAAGTTGGACTACATCTACTTCTATGACAACTGCAAGAAGACAACTAGGTGCATCCAGAAATGGAACTAATACATCAGCTTCAGCATTTGGTGGTTATACAACAGCATCATCAGCAGCAACAGAAGAATGGAACTTCGGTGTATATTCTTACAGCGCGGCTGCCTGGGCGAGCGGCGGGAATTTACCTACAGGAACAACTCAAATGGCAGCAGCAGGAACAGCTACAGCAGGACTTATGTTCGGTGGAAATACAGGATCTTCTACAGCAAATGCATTTAAATATAATGGAACAGCGTGGTCTTCGACGGGTTCATTAAATACAGCAAGAAGATCACTTGGTGGAGCTGGAACTCAAACAGCAGCTTTAGCTTACAGTGGACTTATTCCTCCTGCAACAGGAGCAACAGAATCTTTTAATGGTTCTACTTGGACAACTTTACCAGCTACATTAAATACTGTTAGAACAGGTGGTGCAGGTTGTGGAACACAAACAGCTGCATTATATTTTGCTGGAGGTCCTCCTGCAACAAATATAACAGAATCTTGGAATGGATCTACTTGGACTGCAGGTGGCACTATGAATAGTACTAGATTTTATTTAATGGCAGCAGGAACTAATACAGCAACATTAGGATTTGGTGGATATACAGGAACAGTAAATACAGGAGCAACAGAATTATATAATGGAACTTCTTGGACTACTGGCAATGCTATGAACACAGCTAGAGCAACTTCGGGAACTTCAGGAATTCAAACAGCGGCTTTAGCTTTTGGTGGTGCTACATTTCCTCCTTATGCAACTTCAAATAAAACAGAAGCTTTTAATGGATCTGTATGGACTAATTATCCAAATTTAGCAACATCTAGATCAGACCTTTCTTTCTCTCCTATTGGAACACAAGCACTTGGATTAGGAATGGGTGGTTACATAGTACCCGCTATTAGATCTACAGCCACAGAATTATGGACAGGTGAAGTAGCAACAGCTAATTCCAAAACCTTGACAACATCATAATAAAGGTCTATATCCTCTCTAATGACAGAGAAGAGAAATATAAAGAGCTTAATACAGCAAGAAGAAGCACACTTAAATAATCTATTAGAGACTGAAGATTTAAAATCATTCAAAGGAATGGTTGAAGAACTTCGTGATACTTGGACTAAAAAACAAATATTTAGAACTGAAACAGAAATGAAAGTTGCTGTTTTAGATGATGGAAGATATCCAACACGTGCTTCTAAATACTGGCAATGCGTTAGAGAACAGAATGTATTTCTTGAAAATTTAATGTCACTATCATTTGATTACAGACGTAATGAAGCAAAGATTAAACAATTACAAAAGAAATTAGAAACAGAAACTGATGAATATAAAAGAGAACTTTATCAAATAGATTTAGATGAAAAAATTTATGGTAAAGCAAATATGGAATTAGTTGCAAAAGATCGTCTGCGAGAAATTAAACTATGGTCTAAATTTAAAGCAGAATATGATGATGGTTCATTTGACACTAAAAATGTTAATACTCATCAATTTGAATCTTTAGCTCAAATCATGGAACATAAAAAGAATTCAATTACACCAGGATCTTCACAAGCTGAAGTATTCAATGTACTTTCACAAGTAGATACAATAGACAGAATTAAGAAAGAGAAACAACTTGGAAATGATAAGAAAGAACAATTACCATTTGGAAAACCAAACTCATAAGAAGATATTCTTCTTATTAGCACTTCCAAGATCAGGTAATACATTATTTGGTTCTATTATGAACCAGAATCCAGATATAGCAGTCACTGCTAATTCTATTACATTAGAAATAATGAAGGATATCTTTCTTCTTAAAGAAACTGACGTATTTCAAAACTATCCAGATCATAAATCATTAGATAATGTATTATCAACAGTCTACAATTCTTATTATAAAGATTGGAATTATAAGTATATTATTGATCGTGGACCTGTAATGACACCAGGAAATCTAATGTTAATGAAACAACATTTAGGTCAACCTATAAAATGCATAGTTATTTGGAGAGATTTATTAGATGTTCTTGCATCATATGTTAAATGGTTTGAAACAGAACCTTCTGCATTTCCTAATAAATATGGAAAGAAAACAATAGAAGAAAAACTTTGGATGTTAATGAACGTAGATGGTGCAATTGCTAAAGATTTAATAGCAATAGAAAACGCATTAAGACCAGAACATAAACATATGTGTCATTTTCTTAAATATGATGAATTAGTAAATGATACAGAAAATCAAATAAATAAAATATATGATTTTTTAGAAATACCTAGATTTAATCACAATTTAAAAAGCTTGAATCAATTTAAAGTTAATGGTATGTCTTATGACGATAAAGTTGTTGGAAATAGAATGCATACTATTAGAGAAGAGATTAGAAAGGAAGCAAATCCTTATCGTGCAATGATACCTGAAAGTATCGTACGTGCGTATGGACATATTGTATTATGAAAATTTTAATATTTGGATTGCCGGGATCTGGCAAAACTACATTTGCTAAAAAATTAGTTGAGAATAAAAAGATACCTCATTTTAATGCGGATGATATTAGAAAACTATTTGAAGATTGGGATTTTACAGATTTAGGTAGAAGACGACAAGCTAATCGTATGATGACAATGTGTGATCTTGCAGTTAATCATGTAGTTGTAGATTTTGTTTGTCCATTTGAATCTTATAGATCTTTTTATGATATGAAGATTTGGATGAACACTATTAATAAAGGAAGATTTGAAGATACCAATAAAGTATTTGAAAAACCTAAAAAAGTAGATTTTGAAATAACTGATTTTAACTACGATAACATAATAAAGGAGATACATGATAGACTACTCTAAACCAACAGCACAAATGCTTGGAAGATGGCAACCCTTCCATGATGGACATTTGGCTTTATTTAAAGAGATATTAAAGAAGACTGGTCAAGTTGTTATTATGGTTAGAACAATGCCACAAACAAATAATAATCCATTTGAATTTGAAGATATAAAGAAAAGAATTGAAGAAAAGCTTAAAGACTATGTAGGTCAATTTGATGTTGTAAAAGTGCCTAACATTACCAATATATGTTATGGTAGAGATGTTGGTTACAAGATTGAAGAGATTGTATTACCAAAAGAAATACAAGAAATATCTGCTACTAAAATTAGAAAAGAGATGGGACTATGAACTTTAACTTCACATTTTTAGGACAATCAATTCTGCGATATGAAACTCCTTTAGATATATTTCATGCAGTTAATCAAACGTATGAACAAAAATTTAATCAATTAGAACCAGCTAATAAACAATTAGTAGGTAAGATTAAAGATGAACATTCTCTATTTTATGATGGAGAAGATGAGTCAAAAATGCGACGCCATAATATGTTGCCTAAAAATGTTCTTGATTGGTTTATGTCTATGTTTCATCATTATTTAGAATTTAATCATATAAGACAATATCAAACACATTTAAATTCAATTTGGGTGAACGAAATGAGAGCTCATGAATTTAACCCCGTGCATATACATTCTGGAAATATCTTTACTGGGCTGTCTTCAGTAATGATTTTAAAACTTCCAAGCACTTATGGTGTAGAATATTCAGCATCTGAATCTCCACAAAATGGTAAATTACAAATACTAGGTGCAGCTAATGGTCAATTTGCAAAAGTAGATTATGAGCCACCAATGAAATTAAGAGATTTTTATATATTTCCATATGATATGAGACACTGTGTCTACCCCTTTAATGGCACGCAAGAGACAAGAAGAACATTAGCAGCTAACTGCGATGTATTATATAACCCAATAATTAACAGAGGAGCACAATGATCCACACGGAACCAAAATGGAAAAGTTTAATAGTTGAAACAACAACTCCACTATTTACACCAGAACAGTGTCAATTAATTATAAACGCAGGAAGATCTGAACCAGTTCAAATGGGAGAAGTAGGTGGTGGTGCAAAAGGAACTGTAGATACTAAAACTAGAACATCTCACATTAGCTGGATTCCATTTAGCAAAATGCCTGAAATGTATGCAACATTAGAAAGAGTAATACATCAAACTAATAGAAATCATTTTGGATTTGAAGGATTACAAATTTCAGAACCAGCGCAGTATACAGAATACCCAGAAGGTGGTTTTTATGATTGGCACATAGATTCAGATGTTAATTGTGCAAATGAACCACCCGTACGTAAGATATCTATGACTTGTTTATTATCACATGAATCAGAATTTGAAGGTGGTGGATTAGAATTAATGTCAGATGGAAAGATTGCAAGACCTAAACAAGGACAAGCTATTTTCTTTGCATCATTTATTAGACATAGAGTTGTTCCTATTACAAAAGGAAACAGGAAGTCTTTAGTACTTTGGGTTGGAGGAACACCTTTTAAATAATGAATAGAGAACTTTACTTTGCAACTCCTATCTATGTTAAAGATGTTGGATCACAAGAATTCAACAATAAATTAGAACAAAATATTATTAATTGGTCTAATCAAGATAAAGGTTTGACAAGAACTAATATGAATGGATGGCATTCAACAGATGATATGCATACAAAACCAGAATACAAAGAATTAGTTGATCTATTATTTCAAGCACAATTTCATATTTACAAAGATCAAAATTTAGATTCAGAACCATTTTTAGGTAATATGTGGGCAAACATTAATCCGCCAGGTGGATATAATAGACCACATATGCATCCTAATTCATTATGGTCTGGAGTTTATTATGTTAAGACTCCACAAAATTGTGGACATTTAAAAGTAGAAGATCCTAAATCTGTATCTTTAATGTCTATGCCAAGAAGAAAAGATGGACCATTAGAATCTTATTTATGGAGAGAAGTTCATTTTGAACCAGTTGCAGGAAGATTAATTATGTTTCCAAGCTGGTTGAATCACTGTGTAGATCCAAATCAATCTAATGATATAAGAATCTCAATTTCTTTTAATTTTATGCAACGTTGTATGATCACATGAGCTTCGCCCAGAATAAATACCAAGTAATTAAAAAAGCAATACCATACGATCTTGCTAATTTTATATTTAACTATTTTTTACTTAAAAGAGACGCTGTTAATTATCTATATGCAAATAATCTAGTAGCGGAAAACGGGATGCTAGGAACGTGGAAAGATCAACAAGTTCCAAATGTATATTCTCATTATGCGGACTTTGTTATGGAAACATTACTAATGAAAGTAATGCCTATAATGAAACAACAAACTAATCTTAATTTAATACCTACATACTCGTACGCACGTGTGTATGAGAAAGGTTCTATCTTAAAAAGACATAAGGATAGACCTTCTTGTGAAATATCTACAACTTTAAACCTTGGTGGAGATGCTTGGCCAATATTTATTGATCCAACAGGAAGTAATAATGTAATTGATGAATATAAGAATATAATGAAACCAGATGCTCCAAAAGGTATAAGAGTAGATCTAGAACCAGGTGATATGTTAGTATATTCTGGTTGTGAATTAGAACATTGGAGAGACGAGTTTACAGGCAATATTTGTGCTCAAGTTTTCTTGCATTATAACCATGTAAATGGACAGTTTGCAGATTCCAATTTATATGATAAAAGACCTCTATTAGGATTACCACCTTTTACTAAAAAATAGTATAAATCAACAAATTTGGTGGTATAAGTAAGCTTATGCCAATTACAAAAGTTAAATTTCCACGTCCCGGTATTAACAAACAAGATACCCCTTACGGAGCAGAAGGCGGTTGGACAGACTGCGATAATATGCGCTTCCGTTATGGAGTTCCTGAAAAGATAGGCGGATGGCAAAACGTTGCACCACCATTACATCTTATTGGTGTTGCAAGAGATATTCACAATTATACAGATTTAGCTGGGGATTCATTATGTGCTATTGGTACAGATAGAAAACTATATCTTTATTACGACAACAACTATTACGATATTACACCTCTATCTACGACGATAGCTGCAGTATTTTCATTTACATCAGGAACGACGATCGTTGACGTTACAGCAACTTCTAACGGAGCGGTGATGGGAGATTTTGTTACATTCTCAGGTGTAACAGGAGTAAGTGTTGGATCAGCTGGAATTACCAATACTACAATGTCTCAAGAATTTGAAATTCAAGAAATTAAAACAGCTGATACATTTACAATAGATGTAGCAGAACTTGGAACACCTACTTTAAATGATACAGCATCAGCAACATCTGCAGCATTTCAAATAAATGTAGGAGCAGATACAACTCAATTAGGTATTGGTTGGGGAGCTGCATCATGGGGATTTTCTACTTGGGGTACACCAAGACCAACAGGGGTTATAACTCAAAGACCAAGAATATGGGTATTAGATAATTGGGGAGAAGATTTAATTGCAACGATTTATGGTGGAAAAACATATTACTTACAGACAAGTACATTTATAGTACCAAGAAATACAAGAGCAACATTACTTGCTAATGCTCCAACACAATCTAATTATATGATTGTATCTTCTCGTGATAGACATTTAATATTTTTAGGAACTCAAACAACACCAGGTTCAACAACAACTTACGATCCGATGGCAGTTCTTTTCGGTTCACAAGAATCTATTACAGACTTTGTACCTACAGCAACGAATACTGCAGGTTTTCAAAGATTATCATCAGGTAATAGAGTTGTAACAGCTGTTAGAACCAGAGGTGATTTAATATTACTTACAAACGTATCTGCTCACCAAATGCAGTTCGTAGGACCTCCGTATACATTCTCATTTAAACAAACAGGTACAAATTGCGGAGCCATATCACCACACTGCGCTGTTGAAGCGGAGAACGTTGTTTATTGGATGTCTAATGGTGGATTCTTCCTATTTGATGGAGTTGTGAAACAGATTCCATGTACTGTACAAGATTATGTTTATAGCGATATAGATGATGAAGAACAAGGAACGACTTATGCAGGAGTTAATCTTCAATTTGCAGAAGTAAGTTGGTTCTATGCATCTCAAAATTCAAATTATATTAATAGAGTGGTGACTTATAACTATAGAGAAAATCTTTGGACTATTGGAACTTTAGCTAGAACTGTTTGGGCTCCAAGAGATATATTTGCTTATCCATTAGCTGCTGATTATGATGCTGACTCAACTTCTTTAGCTCAACCAACAGTTATTGGTGTAACACCAGGAAGAGCTACATTATATAACCAAGAATACGGTAATCAAGCTGATGGTGAATATTTACCTGCTTATATACAAACAGCAGAATTTGCAATTGGTGATGGTAATGATTCTATGTTTATCAAACGTTATATTCCTGATTTTAAAAATCAAGTGGGTGGAGTTCAAATGGAATTTTTATTAAGACAGTATCCAGGATCAGTTCAAACCGTTGGATCAAGCACTGTAGTTTATTCTACAACAACTAAAGTCGACATGAGGTCGCGCGCTAGGCAAGTAGCTATTAAAATGTCAACAGTAGATACAGGAACGACAGCAGCAACTACATTTAGATTTGGTACTTTGCGTATAGATGCCCAGCCAGATGGGACTCGCTAGAGTTATGACTAAAAAAGAAAAAAAGAAAATTTATTGGCAAAAATGGTATTCTAAAAATAAAGAATGGAAAAAACAATATCGTTTAAAACATAAAGAAAGAGATCAAAAAACTAAAAAATTATGGAGATTAAAAAACAAAGAAAAAATAAAAGAACAAATGAGATTATATCGTTTAAAGCATAAAGAAAGAGATAGAAAATACTCCAAAGAATATCGTTTAAAAAATATAAAAAAAATTAAAAAAAGAATGAAAGCTTACCGTATAAGATCAAGAAAAAAAATAGCAGCTTATGTAAGAACAAAATTTCAAAACGATATACATTTTAGAATTCGTATGAATTTAAGACATAGAGCTAATATGGCTTTAAGAGGAACTGTAAAATCAAAAAGAACTATGGAATTATTAGGAACATCAATTGATAATTTTTGGTCTCATTTAGAATCTAAATTTAAACCAGGTATGACTAGAAATAACTATGGTAAAAAATGGCATATTGATCATATAATTCCATGTGCCTCCTTTGATTTGACTAAGCCAGAAGAACAGTTTAAATGTTTTCATTACACTAATCTACAACCACTTTGGGCAAAAGAAAATTTAAAAAAAGGAGCTAAATTAGAATGGCAAAACTAGATCAACCCAGATTAGCAAACGCTACACCAGAGTATACACCCGCTCAATTAGACCAAATTATTAGAACATTAGAGCAGATGGTATTACAATTAAACAATACCTTTACACAGGATGTTCAAGATGTTAATGAAGCACAAGCTTGGTATTATATAAAATTATAAAGAAAAATGTCTAACATATATAAAAATGCAATTTATGCTCCAACAACAACGGCTAATACAACCGTTTATACTTGTAATGCTACAGCAAGAGCTATTATTCAAAATATACAATTAACTAATTTATCAGGTAATCACGTTGTTGGTGCTCATCTTTATAGTTATTCTAATTCAACAACACTATCAATTTCAAATACAACATTAGGTTCAGGAGATACTTGCAATTTATGTAAAGGTCCTATAATACTACAAGAAAGAGATGCATTATTAATATCTGCAGCTTCAACTGTAGTTGTTGGTGTTGTATC